GCGCCCCTCCCCCGCCCACCCACCCCCCCCCCCCCGGGGGGGGGGGCAACATCCCCCGGGGGCACTTGAGCCCCGAGTCAACATTCTTAAATCCCCGTGTGTGTGTGTGTGGGGTGGGTGCGCTGCCTATTTTCTTAAGCCGGGGTGTGTGAAAAACACCCCCGGCGGGGGCTAAAGCCCCCCTAGGCTCTCTGTCTCTCTCTGTGTGCCCTGTCTGACCTGTGTGCCCTCCTGTGCTTTGTCCCCTGTCGGGAGACACTCCCCTTTGGTCGCGGGGTCCCTAGGGCTTTGTTAGTCCTGGCCCGGCTTATCCCAATAATCCCCTGGGTCAAGGACGTATATTAGGCAATATAGCAAAGTTAATACTGCGGCTATAACAAACATGAACTCTGGCGTGCCTGGGACTATAAACACTTGGGATAAATATATTTAGAGATTGGAAGAGAGAGAAAGAGAAAGAGGGAAATTTGAAACCGGTACAGCCCAAGGTCAGAAGCTCTCTGAAGTTGGACCTATGGGTTACGAAGGCAAGAACTCTTCTTTCTTATGGGTCATCGAAATTATATAACTGTTTAATTGAAAAAGAGAATTCTTCTCTTATTGTTGCAGCCGTTGATAAACCTGTGGGAGTAGGTAAAATCAATAAAGAATTATTAAGACGTTTTCCTTATGTTGTGGACCCGAAGTCAAATATTCCGGTCCATGAGCACGGCTTGTCTGTGGATGAACCGGGACATTCCTCCCTTGGCCTGGGCGGGGATGACCTTGGCACAGAAAACAAGGACCCGGACCGCTGGCAGGATGATCACGAGAGAGGATTATTGCCGGGCCCTGGAGACCTCCTGGAGATTCCCCCGGTGGTTGGTGACCTGGTGGTCGTCAAGTGTGACCTACAGTTTGCCTCGACCGGGAACACCTATCCCAGGATGTTTGTTCTCCCTGAGTCCCTTACCGATCGCTTTGTGGCTGTTGACATAATGAACCCTAAGGTCAGGAAAGCCTCCTGTGAGTGCAAGTATTTTCCCATATTGTGCCTGAATGTCTTTTTGGAGATCGACGGAATGTTGGACCTCACCAAGGATGACTACGAGGAGAATCTTTCTGACACCAAAATTTGGGACAGGAAAGACCTTGGGGGAATTCGGCAAAAGGACTATATCCGCAAGAGAGCGTGGCTTGCAAGTACATTCCCGGAGGACATCCTCAGGAGCAGTGGAACATATTCTCAGGACTATGTGGAGTTTCACACCTTGGTGTGGAGGGAAAATGACCTCATCACCGGCATTCCGGGAATCGTGGAAACCAGAAGAGAGAAGCATTGGTTCCTCGACAACTGGAACTCCAATATCTACAGAAGCTTCCGAGACCTCAAGGGAGAAAATTATGTCAAGTTTCCCTTGGTGGGAATTGTCGGAACTCTTATGGAGACAAAGGTTGTGACCCATTCTCTTACGGGTGGTGGGGAATATATAGGCGGGGACGAGTTTCAGACTACTTTTTACAAAATCTTGTTCCGGGACAGAATTCCGGTTTGGGTGGATGCCCCGGTATGGAGATGCCCAGAACCCCTTTCCTTGCCCATTTACTTGCCAATCCCTTAAACTGTCCCCATGTCAGAAGAGATTCCAAGGTCTATTTTCAAAACACTTTCTCCAGAGGAGCTTGATGCCGTTGAGGTTCCCACAGAGGAAGAATTCAAGAAAGCCCTGCGTGCCGCTCAGGCGCAGTTCCTTAAGTCCATAAATAACCACGCAAGATATCCAAGGTACAAATAATATGTCAAATAAATTTAACCTTCCAACTCCAAGAATGACAACCGGAATTGAGAGAGTGTTCCGTAGAGTTACCCCACATGGGCAAACTCCTGTCATGTACAGGGAGTTCATGCTGCACTTTATTCACTTCCTGGACACAGACGGAACCAAGCTGAAGACAAAACTTGACAAGACGGTCCCAGGGATGTACTATAGGGAAGCAGGCCCAAACGAACACAGTCTTTATGGTGAATACACGTACACGTTCCCGGAAGACGGCATCGCCAGACACATCGTCGCAGTTCCTCCGAACAAATATTAAGTCCATGAAACTAAAGCCTGGCGATCTAATAACGTCCGAGGTTGGCTTCATTGCCTCTTCTAAGACGTTTCACGACGGACACAACAAAGAAATGCTTCATTTCAACAAGGTACTTACTGCACCTGTACGTCTATTGTGCGTGGAACGATTCGACGGCCAGGTCGGCATCGTAGGCACTACCGTTTGCTGGAAGTGTATTGACATGAGTACGAGTTCCTTTGTGTGGATACATCTGGGGTTGCTCCAGGCACTTACGTCCAACTCGGGCTTTCAGATTATCTCCCCGGGATAATCAAGCCCGAGGGCTCGGTGTCCGAGGAACGTTCTCTTGCGTCTCGGGTTACTTGCCTGAGATTTCGCATAACGTCATTATTCTCGACTTCCATGGCGAGCAAGTCAATAAGATGTAGGAGTTGTCTTTGGTTAATGCCAAATTTCTTTATCTCAGATACTATTTCTCTACACTCGGTCTTGTGGCGGTCTGAGAGTTTCATGTCGAGATTAGGGCGAATATAAACCTCCCCTGGCTTCTCGTCCTCAAAAAATTCCACGGGCTCTTGTTTTTTGTCCTCTGTCATGTCTTGTCCGCAATCAATTCTTCTCTTGAGAAGTTAGAAAATTTCCAAAGGTCAACGCTGATTAACTGAATATACTTTCCAGACACAAGACCATCTGCTGAGTCTTTTGTCAAAATCACGGGTCGTCCCCACTGCTCATTGTCTATGACCCACTTAAGTTCCATCCACTGGTGGAACTCAAGCGGATAGCCAGAAAGACCGTCAACGATCTTTTTAGGGATGGAGCTTTTAATTTCCTCGATTGTCAACATGGAGGAAGCTTCCTCCTTGCGGAGGATTTCGCTCAGCCCGACTTCCTTTACCTTGTGGACAACTCCACAGTTAGGACACTGTACAAGGCTTGGAACAATAAGGGCATTTGAGTCAATCTCAGAAAATGCTATAAATTTGTGCAATGGTGGATCTGGCATCCTTCTAAATTGAAGGAGGATGCACTTGCATTGAATCAGGTGCTTTACACATTCCCTCATAAAAATACCAATGCCGCTATACCGAAACCAATCCCAATCAGGCCGACACTGCAAAGTACAAAAAGAGCGTATCTAAGATTTATTCTTAGGCGCTCTTTTTGGAGTTTTTTCTTTTCGGTTTCGACTCGTCGGTAAGTTGCAAAGGGTTTTCTTGCTCCGAGAACCTCGTAATTTCCACATCCAAATTCTTCATAAAATGATCTACCTTGCCGAGATATTCGTTTTCGATAGCCATCTTATAATGGTCTAGGATTTTTTGCAATAGCACAACATCCACGTCAACACGATTTCTGTTTGCCCACAACATAACCGAATCCGAGGCGGATTCCTTTATCATTGTTAGGAACTTAAATGTTTGACGTTCAATTGCTGTTTCCAGTCGTTTGCGATCCATGTTTTTGTCCTTTTCGTCCTCTCACTCTTTTACGAGTGTGCCTGTCTGCAATACAATTCGAGACAAAGCTTTCTGGCTTCAGTATTGCATCATACCCAGAGGAAAGTACATATCCTTTAAGATAATCACTAAAGGACGAGGAAAATTCCTTTTTCTCTGGTGTGGAGGCGTCAATGTGGACTTCCGGCTTAATGCCGGTCTTGGCCTCAAGCTCAAAGGCAAGGGCAAGGCTCTTGGTGACCTCATCCTGAAGTCTCATTTTCTGAGAACCGGCAAAGGTTTTTCTTGGCTCCAGGGTAGACTTATAGAAGTAGGTTCCGCCCTTACCCTCGTCCCACACGCAAAGTACGGTGACAAAGTGATAGTGTGCCCCATAGGAGTGGCTGTCCGTGCCAACCATTATGTGAGTAATGGTTTCGGGATTGGCTTTTTTGGCCTCAACGATTGCAAAGACCTCTTCTATGGTGTACTGTTTCGGGTCATTTCCCTGTACCCACACGTCGGTCGTCATAGTTGTTTTATCATTTTTTGTCATTTTTTGCTCGACTTAACTTATTTATTATCTACCTTCTTATAGGTATTTGGGTGATTGTGTGTCTTGACTAGAAAGTTTGCCTTCACATAGGAGCACAAGTAATCCCTGCACATGTTTGGTCTTTGTTCGTAGATGGTACACATGCCATTATGGACATTTAAAAACTTACAAGAAAACCTGAGCCCATTTGCCTGTATCCTTAAAATTGGGTAGCTGTCTGGGCTTTTGAAAACCGCGTGATCGTTAAAGAATGCTCTTCCTATTAGTTTGCCTTCCTCATAGTCTATCACGATGTCGTGCCTTGTCACGTTGATTCCTTTCTTCCTGAACCACTTTATCGTCTTTTTAATCCACTCCTCGTCCACAGGGCCGAGAACGTGCTCAAGGTCTTCTGGGTCAAGCTGGCAACAACCTGCCCGTAAACCCTCGACTCCGCAGCAGTTTCCCAGACAAGTCTTCTTTGCTACGTCGTTGGTGAAGTGCTGGCGCTCGCTCAGGGGTTTGGATTCCCACTGGGTTGGGTCATTTATGTAAAGGACTGGCAGGTAGAATTTATCTCGCTTTTTTTCTCCCGTGGGGGCATCTTGATCGACTTCCTCGTTTTTTTTGCTGGAAACGTTAACCTTTGGGAAAGAAACAGGCTTTTGCTGCTGCATTAAATCTTCAAGATTAAGTGATTTTCCTGTTGGTTTTATATCGATGGGCATATTGTAATATTCTAGCCTATTTACCTAAGCTAGTCTGAAATTGAAGAGGAATTCAATGTTAACACTTAGAGAAGAGTATAGTAGGCAAAAGGCCGAAAAGAATAAAGCGATAAACGAAGCAGCTGTCCAGTGGGTGCTGGAAAATGTATTGCTTTTGAACGAAACCTTTAATAGAGAGGCGCTCCAGAGACTTCAGGGTTCAATAATGAAGTTTGATTCTACCTTTGCTCCTTTTGCCTCCAAAGTACCCGAGGTCAAGAAGAGTCTAGACGATGCAGTAGAACTGATGAACCGCATTACCATGGGCGAAAAGGTTACTCGCTCCGATGGACGCCTGCGTTTGACGGACGAGGAAAAAGAGTCCATAAAGGAACCAGCAACCTACATGGTCAAGTACCTGTCTGTCATGTACAACAATCTGTCTCGGTTCTTCAACAAGGACATGAAGGTCATGTTAGAGTTTCCTATTTTTAGGAAGGCCATGGAGAATCCCACAACCCCACTCAAAGACCTTGCAGAAGCAAACAGATTAAAGAAAGCTATTCTCCATGCCCTGGTTCCTTCCCCGGAATCTCAGGCAATTCTCCAGAGAATGTATCGATCCATGGACTTGCCTTCTCTCAACTACAGACAAATCGCAGATGAACTTCTAAATTTGTCAGTAAGTGACTTCAGGAAACTTACCCAGGTGGAGAAGGTTCCTCTTGTTGTGTCTGCTGAAAAAAGCACATCCCCAGTACCAGAGGCGTCTGTTCCGGCCATGGAGGCAGCGACAAGCCCAAACCCAAAAGAACTGGATGAAGACATTGTTCTTACCGAACAGGAACAACAGCTTCTAAAAGAAATTGGTGAGGTTGATGAAAAGCAACTGAACACGGTCATTCAGGGAATCAAAAAGATTCAAGGGATAGTAACGGGAGTACCGGAACTTTCAAACCTCAACACTCAACTTCAAAATCTGCAGTCCCAGGCGCTCGCCACTGTAACGAAAGGTGGTGCTCTTTCTGGAATGAAAGGTAAGATGATAGCTGCCACAGCCAACATGGTGTACAGTTTCTTTGATAGGCTTGGGGATCTTTATCCAAAAATTGAACCACTTCTTCCAACTGACCGTGCCATGACAGATGAGGAATTAACTAATCTTCAAACCTTTATGACCAGAGCCCAGGGTGGCATAATGGCAAAAATTGGGAACTGGTTTAAGGCCAGATCCTTGCCTGGTCTTGCCCCAACTGAGATTGCGGCAGAAATTATAAACGTTGTCAAGGCTGGACAAAATGATCCAGCAATGGCACTGAAGGCTACCGAGTCCCTGTCGAACCTTTTCAAGCGTTTGGGCACACTTAAATTACCACCGGCTACAACTCCACAAGGGCAACCAATTGCCGCAGGAACTCCCGCAGCGCAAGCTGCTCAGGGTACCGCAGGCGCTCAGGGTGCCGCAGGAGCCGCGCCCGCTGGTCAAACGACCGCACCTGGTCAAGCCCAAGGTTCGCAAGCCGCGCCTCCAGGTGGAGCAAGACAACAAACTCTTGCAGGTACGGGAGCACCAGCGCCGGGAGCAGCAACAGATCCCACTGCACTTGCGGCACAAATGGCACCGATCATGGGACTTCAGCCAAATGATCCAAACGTTGTCGCTCAGGTAAAGAAGCTTGTTGATGCCGGGTGGAAGATCACTCCTCCATAACGACAGCGCCGTTACTTGAGTAAATCATCAAGGCTTGTTTTCCACAAATGTTCAGGGCAAGGAATGCCGACAAGGAAGAAACCTTGTCTGGGAAATCTTCCTTTAGTGCCTCAAGACTTGACAGAATCGCACGTCGCAGAGGGGTGCCCTTGTCCCCAAGTTTAAATTTCTTAACCACGTCCGGCATGGTAATCAAACCATTGTTTAAGATGGACTTAGTAGACCTGAGGCATGTGTCAAACTTGGTTCTCACTGTTTGATTTTCTATTGCGGTTATTGTAGGGAGTCGGATAATGACCGACTCAGAGGTAAGGGACTTGATACGTTCATCAATGAGGGCTACAACATCTTCAAGGTTTTGATTGTCGAGTCGTTTGCTAAGAAGATGTTTTACCTGAGAGGTCACTTGATTTCTAGTCTTGTTTTCCTCGATGGAAATTAAGTTTGTCATGCATCTAACCTTCTGAATGCTTGGTAAGTTCTCCCACTTAACAAAACAAACCAACTCTCCCTTAAGAGAAGACACAATGTCGGTACCGCACACGCTTGCTATGTCATTTAGGATATTGATGGATTCCAAGTCAGAGTTTATTCTTACTGGTATAATGTCAAGTATTCCTCTGTCGAAATTTGCCTTGAGGGTGGCAACTATCTCCTCCGAGAATCCCCTGGCAACAATCATCCCCGGCTGCTTTGTGGCAAGGGCGCCGTTCAAAAGTTGATCTATTTCCGAGACCTGCTCTAGAACACCGTCAACCAACAAAACTCTAACGTTTTGTCTTTCCCAGGAATTGCTGGATGCGTCCATAAAGAACTTGAAAGGTTTGGTTTTGAAGTTGTATCCCGTTTTTCTTTCAATAACATAATTGCTCTGCCTGCCGTTTTCGATATAGATTTTCCCTTCCAGGCCAGCAACCTTTATAGCCTCAAACACAACCTTGGCCACCAGGGCATCCCCACATGTGTCCGATATCTGTTTCCAAAGGTCTTCGATAGTTGGTACCTGATAAGTTTCTTGGATTATATTACCCAGAACAAGCAAAATATCATCATATTCCCTCAACAGCGCCGTGTCTGGTTGGTTTCTTAACTCTCCTGTTATCAACAAGCTCCTCAGCAGGCCCACAGAGAAGTGTAGCCCTAGGATGGCCGATCCACCAGCCAAGGACTCAGCCTGCAACAAGGAGCGTCCTAGGAGCTTGTAAAACCCTCTTTCCAGAGGGGTGGTTGGCTTGAGAAGTTTTCCGATCAAATGCAACGTGTTTGCGTCAATTGAGATCAGGTCTTCGGTCAAAAGAGATGAGATTTTATTATATTTGTCAGAAAGTGTGGAAAGCGCCCCACTAATGTCTTTTTGAAATTTTTCTCGGTCAATGTAAGTTGTTGAGTCTGGCATGTCAAATATGATTGTATTCTTTATATTTAAGGTTGTCTTTCCTTGGAGTTCAAATGGGTAAACCAGCCGATCCTGAAATTGAGCAAATAAAAGAGCTTCTTATCCAGGTAAATAATAAAATTGCCTCTGCCAAGGTTTTGAATGGCGGATTCGATCGTATTGAAGAAGAAGTGTCCGAAATCAAGAAAATGCAATTAAAGCTGAGTTCTGACTTTGATGCACATAAAATAAATGACGAACGCATAGAATCCAAGCTTGACAGGCTTTATGATCCAGAGGACGGAATTTATGCAAAGGTTCAAAAAACCGAAACCATGATTCAGACCTTGACGGACAAGGTTTCGGTTCTTGCGACTTCAGATGAAAAATTTGTGTCTCGACTTAGTGATATTGAAAACACGACAGTTATCACGTCTCAAAAGGTAGGGGACATTCAAAAAATAACAGGAGAAGACAATAAGGACCTGCAAAAATCCATTAAACTCAGTAAGGGGTTTTGGTGGATTGGTGGTCTTGCTTTAACTGGATTTTTGTCTGCTGCCGTAAAGTTCTTATGGGATCTTTTTGTTGGGTAAGGCAATATTTATAAGCATGTCAAAAAAGTCAATTAGACAGGACTTGATTCTTAAAGGGCTGGATCCTAATAATGTTATGATTGGAACAGATGGACTGTTTACAGCAAAAACAGAGACAGCACCCAATACAACCGAGGAGAAATCTTCTAAAAATGCACTTATACTGCTTGAAGAAACCATCCTCGAAAAAGACATCGAAGCAAAGATCGAAGAAGTCAAAGAACCAAAAATGCCTAATACAAAAAGAAAATTAAAATCTGAGTAGTGGTTGGCCGAGTGAAGTTTTGAGAGTGTTAGCGCCATCAAAAGCGCGAAGGGAAAAGTGCATCTAAATGAGTAAGAAAACTTTTATTGTTGACACAAATGTTCTGCTTTCTGATCCAGAAGCTCTCTTTTCATTTGAGGAAAACAATATTATTCTACCTCTCATTGTTATTGAGGAACTGGACAGACACAAGGACAGACAAGATGAGGTCGGCAGGAACGCCAGGGAAACCGTTAGAAAAATTTCCGATCTGACGAGAATCAACAAAAATCTCAGGGAAGGTATTCCGCTTTTCTGTGGGGGTACTCTTAGGATTCTTTCGGAAGATGATGTTAATCCAAGCAGAAATCAAACACTTCCATCAGAACTTTACGTCGAAAAGGAATCCGGGGACAACTCTATTATAACTCTGTGCAAGGGATATCTTGCCAAATATACAAACGAAAAAGTAATCCTGGTAACGAGAGATACTCTCTTGCGGATAAAATGCAATGTTCTTGGAATTGAGTGCGAGGACTACAAGAAGCAACAGGCAACAAGTTCTATTTCTAAATTGTACTCTGGCGTTAAAACTCTTGAGGGAGACTTTGACATAGATACACTTTATACGGACAAGGCTATTGACCTAACGGACGATGAAATAGACGAGGCAAAACTATTGCCAAACCAGTTCATTATTCTTAAAAACACACAAGATGGAAAAACCGGTCTTGTTAGATATGTTTCCAAGGCTGACCCTCTTTATATCGTAGATGATGTAATGAAGGTAGGTAAACTAGAAGCAAAGAACAAAGAGCAGAGATTTGCCCTACAGTTGCTTTTAGACCCAGATGTCAAACTGGTAACTCTTTCTGGTCTTGCCGGATGTGGTAAAACTCTTCTTTCTATTGCCGCAGGGCTTGAGCAGGTTATTGAAAAAAAGAGATACAAGAGCCTTGTGGTCTGTCGGCCAGTTCAACCATTGGGAAGAGATATTGGGTTCCTTCCAGGAACCATAGAAGAAAAAATGGAACCCTGGGTAGCTCCAATTAAGGACAATCTCAGGTTTCTTATTAGCAACAGCGGCAAACGTTCCAGGAACGTAGAGGAAGCCCTGAACATATACTTTGAGGACGGGACGATCGAAGTGGAGGCGATGACCTTCATTAGGGGCAGAAGTATTTCAAATGCCTTTATGATCATAGACGAGGCACAAAATCTTAATGTGCATGAGCTTAAAACCATCCTGACCAGGGTGGGAGAAGGTACCAAAATTGTACTCACGGGCGATGTAGAACAGATTGATAACACCTATGTGGACAGCCTTTCCAATGGTCTGACGGTTGCCATTGAGAGATTTAAGGAACACGAAATTGCCGGACATGTCACCCTTACAAAGGGAGAACGTTCGGAGTTGGCTACCCTGGCAGCAAAAATTTTGGGATAGTCGCTTCCTTTGTGTGAAATACCTATTTACCTAGGTGAGTGACGAAAACAACAATCGTTATGGTTCTGGCAAAAACCTGTGGCGTAAGGTATATGGTTATCAAAACAACAAGCCAAGAGTGGTTGCTGTCGTTGACCCACAAACCTCTGTAACCTACTCTCTTGACCTAAATAAGACCCTTAGACATAGGGATTATTTCATCATAAAGAGCCTAACCTCTGGCAGTATAACAACGGCGGCGAGCAGTGGTTCGGGATTTTCTGTTGCCGAGTATGATGAAGGTTTGGTTTTGTTCTCAAGTATTGCCGATACTAAAACAGGCTCCTTCAACTTTACGTTCTCAAATGCTCCAATTGTTGTACTTTCGGTTGAAAGTGCTTCTCTTTATGGAGAAAATCTTAACGTTTATGGTTTTTCTGTCAGTACCGGCTCCTTCACCTTTGGTCTATCTGCCCCATTTACCGGCAGCATCAGGTACCGCGCCATATACGCCCCAAGCTATCCAGCCCTTGCCACAAGCTCGTTTACGGCCTCGATTACGGCATCGGCCGGGTCTGCCAATCCTGGTGGCCTGGATTATTACACGGCTTCCTTTGCTGCCTTGCCGGGCACGCCATTCTCCTTCAGGGACACCACCTGGGACACACTGGGAAAGAAGGACGTAGACGTGTATCTCCAAACAGGTACATCTTCCAGCAATCAGGCAACTATTGACATTTCTGCTCCATTGTCTTCTCTGATTCACTTCATAGCATTTTACTGAAATACTTATAACGGGTAAACCATGGCACTAGATTTTAGAGCATCACAATTTCGTGGGGCAAAGTTCATATCCTCCGGGTCCACGGGTACTGGGGCCAAGATCCTATTCTATGATATTGGCGCAGATAGTACCACGACACCGAATATCGGCGTAATAAACACGGCCAAATTTAACACTGGGTCAATTGGCACGGACATATTTCTTTATGTTTCTGGAACTATTCTTTCGGGTTCCGGGGGGGCTGTTTCTGTGTTTGGTGGCTCTTTAAGAGTCTCCGGTGTTCTTACTGTTGGGTCGTCTTCTGTCAGAATTGACTCTAACAGTGTTTTGTTTAGTTCTGCCTCTGAATTTGATGGAGCCCTCATTAAAGTTGCAGACACCGCACGAGGAACTGGGCAATTTTTTGAACACGACTTAACCATCAGAGGAGGTATGGTTTTTACCTCTGGTTCTGGCGGATCGGTTAATGTCTATGCCGGTAATGCTGGATTTAAAGGTGACGACGGTCCAGGTGCGGATGGTGGCAATATTGTTCTTTCCACAGGATTTGCAGCAAAAGTTTCGGGCAACTCACAGCCACTTGACGCGAGTGGCAATGGTGGAAGCATATACCTTTTACATGGCTCTGGTTCTGATTCCTGGTCACAAAATGTGGCTGGTATGGGAGGATCTTTCTCTTTAAATGCTGGTCTGGGTGGCAACGCGCGCTTGCCTGGTGCGGATGGTGGCGCTGGCGCTGGCGCTGGAGGTGATGTCAATATTATTGCCGGGGATGGCGGGGCTGGACTTGCATACAATACTGATGCAGGAGCGGGCGCGAATGTCACCGTTTATGCCGGTAATGCTGGATCCTTGTCCGCTTCTTTCGATGGTAACAATTTTGGCGGCAGCATAAGTCTTAACGCTGGTCAGGGTGGCAACAATTCTGCAAGTGGTTCAGGATTTACTGGTGGCAGTATTGCTTTTACGGCTGGTCATGGTGGTTTTGGTGCATTTAGTGATCTGTTGGCGGACTATACCAAAGAAGCAGCAGCCGGAGGAATGTATTTCCAAGGGGCTACCAACATATATGCAAGCGGAACTCTTTCTGGTTCAAATTTTCAACTAACTCAATTCAATAGAATTTTCTTCAATGTATCAACCGATCCTGACAGTGGACTTTTTCCTGGAAAGGATCTTGGATTTTATGTTTCTGGTACCTTAACGACTTCTTCGACAGACATAAACACCACACGCTTGAGTGCTTTTGGTGGTTCTGTCGCTATTTCTGGTGTTCTTAGAGTTGGAAATAGTTCTTCCAATTACATCAGTCAATCTGGAAACCAGATGGTGTTTTACGACGGAGTTGTTTCCGGTGCAAGTCTTGCCAAACTAGTAAGAACATATGTGCCAATTGGCAGCTACACCGCCACTACCCTTACCTCAAGCAATCCTCAGGTGGCCGGTCAGGCTGTTCTTTCTCAGAGCGAAGTTGGCTCAACCGACATTCGTCTTAGAGGCGTTCTAAGTACAACAACCGGCTCCGCTACGGCAAGTCTTAGACTTTACAATCTAACCTCCGCCTCCTATGTGGAAATTGGAGGACCAGGCATCACCACCTTGTTTACCCTGAGTCAAACTCCAGTTGAGGTGCAGTCTATAAATCTTCTAAGTGCCATTAATTTTGGTACCGGGTCTAACATTTATGAATGTCAAGTTCACATTCAAACCGGATCTCAACGGGCCATATTGGGAAGTTCGATGTTTGTCTCTATTTAATATTGGAATATATGCCAACAAAAACTTATTACGGACTACTAGACGCCTCCTCAAACGTAGGAACCGCAGAAAATCTAAGCAATGAATTTTACAGAACTTTCTGTACTTTCATGGGTCACTTGACCGGCAGCGGCCAAGCTGTTTTAATAGCCTGGAATTCCGGCACTATTGTTCCCTCTGGTTCCTTTAGTTCAAGAACCTATTTTGATGGAAGTTTGCCATTTGGACTCGGGGCACACTCGGTTTGGAAATTCCCCACAAGCTCTACCAGAAATTGGGAATGGTATTTATACACACAGGTGGTGTCTGGCAGTTCTGGTGCCATCAGACAAACGTTCAATACGCCAATTTCTGGATATGCATCGGCCGTTGATGCCATTGCCGGATCGGCCGCAAATAGAGGAATTTTAATGCAGGCGGCGCTCTGCATTTCTGGTACAACCTCCTTTAATCCCTGGAGCGGTTCCCTGAATCCCATAACTGATGGTGGCTCTAGTACAGGAACCCCGAGATGGATTTCTGGGGCTCTGGACAGGACCTTGTTCGTCCTACCGAGAAGCAATGATTTTGGTGGTACTGCTCCGCAATGTGTGGCCTCAAAATCAAATGGGATTACCATGGGTCAAATAGTTCTAAGCTCTGCAACTACCATGCGTTACCACTTTATTTTTGACGGAGATAGTTTGGTGACTCTTACGGATGACTCTTCAGATTCTACCTATTCATTTTCTTATGTCGGTGCCTTAGAGCTTAGAAATTCTTTAACTTCATCCGGCATTGGAAATGGTCAATATGGTTTCGTCATGTACAGCACAGCTCAGCCCAATACAGACACCGCCACGCGAGCTGCTGATTTTGGTGACTTGGCGGGAATTGCTCAAAACCAAAATGGCGGGGTTGCTGTCAACATTCAAGCCATGTCAACTGGTTCAAAAACAGGTGTCGTTAATACCCTTGCAACTTTCTTGGCAGCAGCATTTCAGCCAAATAGCCTAACGGGTCAATTTGATGAATTCCCGATTTATGTTGGGGTAAATGAGTCTCCTAACATTGGTCTAATGGGCGCTTTTAATTCTGGACTTATGAGATATGCGGTTGACTGTCAGGTACATGACGTGACAGGCGATCTTTCCAGGGCGGTCTTTGGTGGGTCAACTACTACAGCGAACGTAAAAATTACAACGCCATGGACAGGTGCTTTTGCTCCGGGCGTTGGGGCAAGCAGAACAGGTTCTTTGTTCACCTGGACGAGGAATTACGGATAAAATATGGCCGTTATCAGCTTAGACATCTTAATACCACCAGACACTCTTCCTACGTCTGCTCAGCCCCTACAAAACATAATGTCTCGTTGGGCGCGCGGCAATTTTTTAAGTGGGGACGTAGGCATGCGCAGCGCGGAGGACTCTAGCACAGCGACAGCGGCGGAGACGACGGTTTTTAGAGGACGCTCAGGCGGAAATTATGTTTACTCGGTCGGAACTCCTCCTGCCGGAGCGACTGACGTTGTTGTAATTTCCCTAATATAATTTGGTGTTGTGTTTATTTTGACACAGTGGAACACTACCAATTAGAACAAACCATACAAGAGACTACAGATAAGTTACACCTAACCCACATGACTTCAGCAGATGTTGTTTTATCCTATCTTGTGGGCGATTGTGACCTGTTCGTGTTTCCCGTTCACTCCATAAGGGACACGGGTGGCTGTACTTGCAAAAAGGGACTTGAGTGCAATTCCTCCGGGAAACATCCGTTCTTAAACGTAGGCTGGAAGAAACTTGCCACAAATAATCTCGAAAAACTAAGAAAGATAACCAAAAATAAGACCGTAAACTATGCGGTTGCTACCGGTAGGAAATCTTCCAAAACAGGAAAATATTTGGTGGTCGTGGACGTGGACCAAAAAGACCATGAGATTTTAGACTTGCTTCCAAAGACATTTTCCTACAAGACCGGCTCTGGTGGTTATCACTATTGGTTCTGGTCCGCGATCGAGGTCAAGAACTCGGTATCTAAAATAGCCTCAAAGGTTGACATCAGAGGTACTGGTGGATATGTTATTATCCCTCCCAGCAAGCACAAGTCTGGCCAAGCATATGAGTTGCTTTGTGAACCAACTCAGCCAATCTTAGATTTTCCAAGTGAAATTTCCTCCTTGATTTCAGAAAAAACCTTTGCTGGGTCATCCCTAAAGAAAAAGAAAGTCAACAAGTCGCCCACCGGTCAGGCTGTGGATAAAAATACTAGTGACTGGTGGACCAAGACGCCAGTCAAGAACATAAGAGGCACAATTCGGGCCGGGGTTCTTATTCCCTTTGGTGTTAGGAACGTGACAATACATCGACTCCTGTCTTCAGACAGAGCCAAGGGTGTCGCCTCCTACGAGGAACTCATGGGCCTTGCAAATATATACAAGACTCACCTGGAGACTCCCGAGACGTTCGACGCCAGGGAACTTAGAAATATCGTGGTCTCTGTAATGAGATATCCGGTTTACAACACCCAGGTAGAGAACGTAAATAAAAATTATGTAAAGTGGCTTAAGAAAAATGGAACCTCTCTAAATCTTGACACCGTTGAAAAGCTCGATGTTGGTTTCTTTGACTGCCTAAAACCTGGCAAAAGTTTCGTTTCCCTTGTTCAGGTTGCAAACATTCGCAAGGAGTGGTATTCTTCTGTGGGCATAACCGACTTTGCAACCTACAAACCACAACTCTTGGCTAAGAAACTACGTTCTCTTGGGTTCTCAAGAACAAGAACCGCAAAGTCAAATATGTGGAACGTGGATGTAAATATTCCGCTTGCACAAGAAATAAGTTCGTGCGATCATAACACTAACAGGAGACTTCAAATGGCCGAAGAAACACCAGAGACTACTGCCCCCGAGACCGAGGAGACCGCAACGGAAGAAGAGACCGAGGGCTCGACCGCATCTGGTCCTATTGGTCCAGATGGTCAACCCATGACCCTGCTTGAGGAGCGCGAGGAGATCATCGAGACGGACAGGAAATATAATCCTGATGACTTCAAATATAATGGTCAGCGGTCAAATCAGGAGTTGATGATGGCCCAAATCAAACTCTATGAACAGATTTCTCCCGAGCAGGAACAGGACTTTGAAAATGGCACCTTGCTGTTTGATGAGGAGCGGACCAGGGACTTTATGGGCGCTCTTGAGGCTGAGGATATCCTTGGCCTTAAAACTACCATGTGTAAAGTGCGTTCCATCGGACAGGACGAACTTAAGGTAACGGAACGTGCCTGGGATAAGTTTGCCCGCAAATATCATTTCGATACCGAAGAACAGACTATCAGCATTTATGACCTGGATAATGCCCTCAGTATGGGCGTTGGACAGATTTTGTACAGGAATGACAAGCCGTTTGGCCTGGACAAGGAAATGGCGTACAAGGTCAAGGTTAAGGTGTATGCTGATAGCGTTGGGCGAACCTACGTCTTCCGTACCGGAAAAGAGGTGACCCCGATTAAGAAAAATCAGGATACAGAGGAAACCAAAGATGACCGATCAGCAACCAAATCTCCGTAACTTAGGTGCCGCAATAGCAAAGAATCATTTCAACGGGGTTCCAGTGGAGTTCATTGTTCCGCCCGGAACTCAAGTTGTTTTTGTGGCCGACATGTTTGTGCAAGACTATCCCGGTGGAGCAGAACAGACTACGGAGGCAATTATCCGTAAGTGCCCAGTTAAATCTTTCAAGATTCACTCACAGTCACTAACTGTGGATATGTTAGAAAAATATTCGAATAAGTATTGGGTCTTTGGCAACTTTACGCAGTGTGACGTGGCGGCACTTGCCTACCTTGCCCAGTCCAATATCAAATATTCTGTCGTTGAGTATGACTATAAATACTGCATGTTTAGATCCGAAATCATGCACCAAAAGCAGTCGGGGGGCAACTCCTGTGACTGTATCCTTAGACCGCACGGTATTTTGGTGGAAAAGTTTTATTCCAAGGCAGAACATATATTCTGGATGTCAAATAAACAGAAGGACCACTTCCTGTCTCGGATGCCAACTCTTATCTTTGCCCCGGAAGGCAAGCATGTCGTTCAGGGATCAGTATTTTTGGACGAAACCTTAGACCAGCTTGTTGCCTTAAAAAAGGTTCACGAGAACTCGGTCGGAAAGCTGCCCATAAAAATATGGGCCGTGCAAGGGTCACAAAACTGGATTAAGGGAACCCAGGAGACCATTAAGTGGTGTACCGAAAAGAGATTGCCCGTTAAGGTGTTGGGAAATATGGGCTATGAGCAGTTCCTAAAGGAACTTGCCGTCTGTGATGGCTTAGTCTTCCAGCCCTTGGACTTAGACACCTGTCCAAGAGTTGTCATCGAGGCGAAGATAATAGGATGTGAACTTGAGTTGAACGATAACGTTCAACACAAGGATGAGTTGTGGTTTGGTGGCTCTTCTGAAGAAATTGTCGGATACCTTCGTACCAGGGGGGATCATTTTTGGACGCACGTTTCTCTATGAGTCCAACAAAGAAACCTGGCAAATTTAAGAACATTGTATTTCCGCTTGTAAGGAAAGTTTTCCCAACCCTACTGAGTCAACAAATTGTTTCTGTCCAGCCCATGGCGATGCCATCTGGCATCCTAACATACATACATGACATTTTCAGCATGAGACGACCATGTACCTCGCAGGCAGAACTCAACAGACTGTTTGAGATTTGTTGGAAATTCGACGAGATGTTCCCCCCCGGAACGGTTGTCACTCTTGACACGCCCAGGATTCTTGCAACGGAGAACACAGGTACCACGCAGATAATGGTTAAATCCGAGCCATACGTTCTTAGCAAGATTTCTACTGTTGGATTTTTGTGTGACAAGTCAAGGGACGACTCTGATTTCTATTACGTGGATGACTTGGTGGAATATAAACAAATACTTAAGGAACTTGGTTATGAACTTAAATGAAACTAAATAGTTTGACTATAAGAGCGTTTTTATCTACCCACAGTACAGTGAAGTAACCTCCAGGTTAGATGTGGACACAAGTATATCTCTTAAAGATAATCTCTTTGATGAAAATTGTCCCGTCTTGCGTCTGGGGGTTCCGGTTATATCCGCGAACATGGACACAGTAACGGACGGACGGATGGCAATTGCCATGTCCAGGGCAGGAGCCCTGGGGGCGATACATCGCTTCATGTCTATCGAACAGAATATTCTTGAGTTTGAGATGACCAAGGCCGAAGGATGTGAGTGTTTTGTTTCTCTAGGAGTCAACAGCGACTCTCAGGAGAGGGCAGAAGCTCTCTTTTTTAAGGCGAAGGCCAGGAACTTCATAATCGACATAGCTCACGGGCACTCAAGAATGATGAAGGACATGATTGGGTGGATGCGGGGCCGATTTGGAATATATGCATATATCATGGCCGGGAATGTGGCAACACCCGAGGGCGCTCTCGACTTATTTGACTGGGGCGCAGATGCCGTTAAGGTGGGAATTGGTCCTGGGGCTGTCTGCACCACAAAGAACATAACAGGCGTAACGGTACCTCAGTGGTCTGCCGTGGCCGAGGTCTGCTCCCCTAAGAATAGAGCCAAATATAAACATATTCTGATAAACAATCAAAAAAATAACGGCAACAAGATTCCGGTGTTGGTTGCAGATGGCGGAATACAGGAGATAGGCGACATTGCCAAGGCTCTAGGTGCTGGGGCTGACTTGGTTATGTGTGGAAGGCTTTTTGCAGCCTGCTGTGAGGCTCCAGGACCCCGTATCAACGGAAAGAAGGTCTACCGTGGTATGGCAAGCAGAGATGCCATGCTGTCCATTAAGGACTCCTCCGTGTTGCCCACGCCGGAGGGTATCTCAACCGTTCTTGATGTCTTGGATGAGTCCGTAGCTCAGGTGATAGGTCACATAAAGGGTGGTCTCCAGAGTTCTATGTCCTATTCTAACGCGAGGAATCTTGTGGACTTCAAGGCGACTGCAAGATTTGGAGTTAGGGGATGATCATCTGGAAGAGTCTAAAAAACGGCAAGTTATACTTGATTTACAGGTGTAGGCCTCCTATGGTGCTTGGTTCTCACTATGAGGCTGAGTTGTATCCTGTTTCTGATGGGCCTCTGCGAATTAAGAATTTAAAAGATTTTATTCAGGTGGCAATCCGATAAGTCTTTCGCATTTTGATGGCCCACACTATCTTTGCAATGTCTGAAAAAGTAAAACTACCATTAATCCTTGAGGGCAAACCTCTACCGACGACGAAGTATCATATCTCTTACTCTGAAATAGCAGAGTGGATAGATTGCTCGCATCGTCACAAGGTTCATCACATCAATAAGATCGACCTGGATAAACCAACCGAGCACACTGAGTTTGGTGGACTTATCCACGAGGCCATAGAGAATTATCTTCTTGGTCAAGCCACCCTAGACCCAGAGGTGACTGGGAAAAAGGTGATAGAGACTCTCTCTGCCATCCCAGGCTTCAAGGGAAACACGCAGGAGTGGGCTGATTCCGTTAAGCCTATTTTTGATGAGTTGCCAGGATTTTTACAGAACAACTTCCAGAACTTTAAAATAACCTCGGCAGAGGTAGAGCTTCAGGAAATCTTCAAAAAGAAGACCAATAGATATTTTAAGGGATTTATTGACTGCGTGTTGGAGTGTGAAAAGGTTGACAGGCGCTTCAAGGAGCCAACAACGGAACAGCAATATTGGATTATTGACTGGAAGACTACAAGCTGGGGATGGACCGGGGAAAAGAAAAGAGATCCCATCAAGCAAATGCAGCTTGTTCTATACAAGCATTTCTGGTGTGAAACAAACAACATTCCCATCGACAAGGTTCGATGTGCCTGGGTCTTGCTAAAGCGAACAGCCAAGCCCGGGGAACACATAGAACTCGTACCGGTGTCAGTTGGGGAGAAGGCAATAGAAAAAGCCCTGGAGACAGCCTACAGGATGCTTGGTTCTGTGGAAAAACAAATCTTTGTAAAAAACAGAAATTCTTGCAAATACTGTCCCTATTACATGACAGAGCATTGTCCATGAAACAGCCAGAGAAAATTCCATTTGACGGGGAACCTGTGTGGATACAGGCAGGAAAACTATATATGAAAATATTGCCTGTTCTTGGAACCATGAAAGAGCCGGATACCATAAAAATGGCAGTCCAGGATGACGAGAACACAGAAACAAAAATGGTGACTTTCACCTTTCAAAAGCTGACAAAGGAAATGTTTTTTAATTACGCGAAAATGGAATTTGACTGTGAACATGATTTCGTGGCAGCAAGGTGGTTTGAAAAGCCAGAAGGCCAGGAACATTTCGTGGTGGTGGAGATTCCCGAAAACGACGAGAAGGTAAAATGTTGCATGTTCTCCACAAAGGACTTGCCGAAAACCAAACTTAACTAATATGAAAATCAATAAAGACCTAGAAAAAATAACCGAGAGATTTGACCCATCTTTTGTTTGGGAACTCGTTGAGACGCCGGTTTACAGGGACAAGGTGATGCAAACGAGATTCTTTACAGAAATTGGACAGGCAGTCAAGTTTCTTCAAGAAAATTGCCCTGAGGGCATTTATCTGATGAATCACTATAATAGAAAACCAATCACATCAGCTGATTGGGCAAACGGCTATTTGGAAACCTTTTGTATAAGATTCGCCCCAAAGGATATAAAATGAAACTATCAGGATACACAACCACGCGAAACTGCGTCTCAAAGGTGAAGAAATGATAAAATTAAGTGGGTACACGACAGTTCGCAACGGGATTTCCATGGATTACCCGTTTAGGGAATCCATCCAATCTCTTATTGACTTTTGTGATGAGGTGGTCGTTATGGACTCCTCTGACGGGACCGACAACACCCGGGAAGTTCTAACCAAGATGGAAAAGGCTAACAAGGGTAAGCTATTTGTCTATCACGCGGAGATGGACTGGAAAGCTCCTAATCACGGAGTTTATGACGGGGTGCTTAAGCAGGCAGCCAGAGAAAAATGTACCGGAGAATATCTTTGGCAGATGGACTGCGATGAGGTAGTTCATGGAACCGACCGCAAGATTCTAGATAGTCTTATTGTCCAGGCTGGTGGCCTGAACGAAGTTCCCTTACTGTGCCTCCCGGTCGTGGAGTATTGGGGCGGGCCTGACAAAGTTAGGGTGGACATTAATCCGTGGAAGTGGAGAGTTTCCAGAAAACATCCAGAAATTGTACACGGTATTCCAATTACTCACAGACAAGTAGTAAACGGCTTAGTTTACGCAAAGCCCGGCACGGATACTTGCGACTACATTATCAAGAGCCAGGGTCTTCCTGTACCAAATCTCAATTTCATAAACTCTCAAATCGAGACCATGAGGCAAGCTTCCTTGAAGGATCCAGCTGCCCTCGCCAACTATGAGAAATGGTTCAACCAAATGAGTTTTGGTTTGCCGACCGTTTATCATTTCTCCTGGTACAGCATCAAGAGCAAAATTTACAAATACAGAGATTTCTTTGGCACTTTCTGGAAAGCCATGTATAATGATGACCGTGCCAACAATGTGTTTTTTGATGTTCCTTGGGATCAGGTAACTGACGAGATGATAGATGCCAAGGCCAAGGAACTTAGAGACGGTACTGGCGGGTGGATTTTTCATAGTCCCTGGAACGGCTCTAGTATCCCGCATGTCAACATTGAAAGAAAACCACCAGAGATAATGAATGATTGGTGCTCCAAGCATCCTCTATGAGAAAAAACTCCTCGACCAGAAAAACTGCACTCGTCACGGGTGGTGCCGGATTTATTGGCTCCCACGTCGTTGACTTGTTGGTAAACAGGGATTGGTCGGTGACTGTAGTTGATGACCTGTCGGCTAATGACTTTCAGAGACCAGAGTGGACAAACCAAAGAGCCTCATATATTTTTGAAGATTTTGTATCCAAGAATATTTGTAATCTCATCAAGCAAAAGGAATTCGATTTCATTTTTCACCTTGCCGCAAAGCCCTCTGTCCCGTGGAGTGTAGAGAACCCGTTTGAGTCACACAAAACTAACGTATTTAAAACCCTCCAGCTTTTGGAAACCTGTAAAGGCAATATCAACAGATTTATATTTTCTTCTAGTTCGGCAGTTTACGGAAACGTTTCTGGGCAGGCGGATGAGTTCTTTGATGAACCAACTCCGCTTTCACCATATGCCTTGCAAAAGCTTGAGATAGAACAATATCTTGAGTTATTTAAAAACCTGTATGACTTTGACTATGTGGCGCTCAGGTATTTCAACGTCTATGGTCCAAGACAACTAGGCGGAAGTCCTTACTCAAACGTTATCTCGTCCTGGCTGCACAACATTAAAACCAACAAGCCTTGTAGGCTTGACGGGGACGGCTCTCAAAAGAGAGATTTTATATATGTGGAAGATGTTGCCTCCGCCAATCTGGCTGGGGCACTTGCCAGCATTTCAAGGGAGCAAGACAGAGTTTTTAACATAGGTTCTGGAGAAAACAAATCTTGTGCTGAAATTCTAAAAATGCTAGAGGCTTTCGACCTTAAGTTTGAAACTGTCCAAGCTAGTGTTCGTGTTGGGGACGTGAAGACAACCCTTGCCAATGTTAACAGGGCCAATAGGGTCTTGGGGTGGCCGATTAAAATGCACGCAATTGACGAGGGAATTATCAAAACTCTAAAGTGGTGGAAGTTATGAACAAGACGCAAGATAAATGTACCGCTATTGTATTTTCGAAAAATAGACCAATGCAGCTTTTTGCCTTGCTGGAGTCGATGTTCAAGAACACGAACATGGCACAGGAAAATGTTAATGTCCTTTATAAGGCCGACCATGATTTCATTTGGCCAATGGAGCAAGTAAAGCAAAGTTACCCAGGGGTAATATTTCATCCTGAATATGACTTTAGGGAACAGACAAATCAAATTGTGGCCAACGCCAATCCTTATGTTGTTTTCTTTACGGACGATGATGTTTTTAAGGAGAAAGTAGATTTTGATCTTGTTGTCAATTTCCTCGGCCTCAATTTCTCTGTGTTCTGTTTTTCCTTACGACTTGGCAAGCATCTAAGCTATTGCTATTCCACACAATCTCAGCAGAACATTCCTAGTGGTGTGACCAAGGAGCCATTTTTTATATGGTCCTGGAAGGGAACGGACTGGGATTGGAATTATCCTCTTTCGGTAGATGGTCATGTCTTTCGCAAACAAGACATCACAATTGCCCTTGCCAAGGCCGGAGATTGGCGTTCGCCAAATACCCTGGAGGGCAACATGTCCCATCTTCATCCCGGAATTCCATCCCCCCAAATGGCCTGCTTCACCACAAGCAAGGTTTTCAACATTCCACACAACCGTGTACAAAGTGAAGTTCAGAACATATTTGGAGGCGGTTCCGAAAACGACCTGCTTAAACTTTGGAACGAAAACAAGAAAATAGACATCACAACATTTCAGGGCATTAAAAACAAATCTGCTCATCAGCTTGTTTCGCTTACGTTAACGGAGAGATAAATGAAAACGGCAGTATTATTGCCCGTTTATAACGGGGCTAGAACTATCGAAAGAGCAATTAAGTCGTTATTAGCTCAAACTTATAGAACGTGGAGGTTGGTTCTTGTCGATAACAACTCCACGGATGACACCGTAAAAATCGTTAAACAACTCATGGAAACGGCTGGGCTGGAGTGGACCTTGTTGGTCTGTAAGCCCTCTGGGATCGTTCCAGCCCTCAACAGGGGGCTTTTTGAGATCATGGGCCGGGAAGTAGACCTGGTTGCAAGATTGGACGCTGATGACGCCTGGTATCCACACAAGCTTGAAAAGCAGGTTGCCTTTATGAAAGAACATGCAGACGTTTATGTTCTTGGTACTCAGATCACAAGAGTTGACCCACAAAACTTTAATCCTGTATCACAACAAGTAAAGTACCCAACCGACAATATAGACATAAGAAAAATGTTATTTTCTGGCAATAATGCCATAGCTCATCCTTCTGTGGTTTTTAGGCCAGAGGTTATTCTAAGGACTGGCGGATACGACAACACTTATCCTATCGCAGAGGATTATCACTTGTGGCTTAAGGCGGCAGGTTGGTTTAATTTTGCAAATCTGGAAGATATTCTTGTGGACTATACAGTTACCCATAACCCAAAATATAATCCAAAGTGCCCACAGTTGTGCTGTGTCTCGATGAGAACGGCACTTGAACAACTACACTAAGAAAAGTCATGGCAAAAGAACACAAATTTGATTTCATATATCCCAGGCTAAGAGCCCAGGCTCCTGCTGGCAAGTGGAAGAATTTAAAGTTTGGTGGAAGAATTACAGAAACCTGGGGGAATGGTCTTTGGAGCGATGAACCTAGGAGAGTAAAACTCCTAGAGGCATCCGTGAGATTTGCAGATCCAGACTTCGACTGCTGTGCAGAACTTAGGGTAAAGTTTGACACAAAAACGTGGAACCCAGACAAACACGGACTTATCTACACGGACAGAAATTGGATTAAGGACCTTAGAAAAATCTTGGTTAAAAAAGGCTTTTCGGAAAAAGCCGCCAAGGACGTGGACTATTCTGAACAGGGAATGCAGGGAGACAATTATGTTTCCTTGGATATTGGAAAAAAGTTCCTGAAAGAATGGAAAGAGAAAAAGCTTACCGTTTCAGAGGTATAAACATGACAGAGCGATTTAATCAAACTTGGTGGGATAAAAACCTTGGACAGAAATTTGGAGAGTTCAAGAATTGGATTGGCGACTTTAATGCCGAGTCCAAGGTCTTTGTAAGGAACCATGTACGTCAACAGGGCTATAAGACCCTGGCGGACTTTGGGTGTGGTCCGGCAACTGAATATTTTGGCTACAAGAACGATGGATACGAAATCCACTATATGGGGATTGATTCCTCCTGGGTGCTATATAGCCACGCCACAAGTCAGGGTGTGCCCGTGTTGCACTCTGCCGTTGAGGAAGTTCCAGTTCCAGACTCTTCGTTTGACGTATCCTTCTCCAGACATGTTCTGGAGCACTTGCCCACATTCAGAGAATGCCTTGGGGAAATGATTCGTACCGGCAAGAAGGAAGTTATAAATATCTTCTTCATCGAGCCAACAGAAGAGGCAGAGAAAATTGACTTCTTTGTGCCAGACCAACTCTATCATAACAGGTATAACAAAAAGGACATAGAAAGCTTTTGTCTTGCAAATCCAAAGGTTCTTTCTCTTCGCTGGGAAAGAGTCAACACAAAAGAAACTGTCCTGTTCCTGTCCCTAAAGGAATAAAATGTCCCACAAAATTGGCTTGTTGGTAATTGCAACCAACAAGTATATTCAGTTTGTTCCTCCTCTTTGGGAATCGGTCAAAAAGCACTTTCTAATAGATCAGGATGTCACAATGTTTGTCTTTACCGACAAGGGAGACGAACTGAGAAGTATGATTGGACAGGAATCTCAGATAGAGATTTTGGCCCAACAACACATGGCCTGGCCAGGTTCGACCCTTTTCAGATATAACATCTTCAACTCTGCCTCCTCCGCCCTGGAGAAGATGGACTATCTTTTTTATTGTGATGCGGACATGTTGTTTGTTGACTCCGTGGGAGCAGAAATACTTGGGGATCGCGTTGGAACGATCCACCCCGGGTTCTTTGACAAGCCCAGGGCGGCGTTCACATATGAAACGAATCGAGCCTCCAAGGCTTTTGTAGCGCCCTCAGAGGGTAGCGTGTATTATGCCGGGGGATTCAACGGGGGCAACAAGACCGAATATCTTCAAATGTGCAAGGTTCTTTCCGATAATATTGCGGCCGACTACAGGCATGGGACCATAGCCGTGTGGCATGACGAGTCACACCTGAACAGGTATTTTATAGATAACCCACCTACGGTATCCTTGTCGCCAAGTTATTGCTATCCTGAATCATGGGACTTGGCCTTTACGAAAAGACTCTTAGCCTTGGACAAAAACCACAAGGAGATGCGGGCATGAAAATTTTGGTATTGGGTGGTAATGGAATGCTTGGTCATGTGGTTGTGAAGTATCTTGTTTCTATGAATCATAATGTCACGTTTACTGTCAGGGATGAGGTTCCACGTTGGATGCCTCTTACAAAAGCCGTTGGAATAATGAAATTTAATGCCACCGGCAAGATCCCGGACTTAACAGGATATGACTGGGTTATAAATTGCATTGGAAATATCAAGCAAAAGACAATATTAAAGCCTATTGATTTTTATCAAATCAATTCGATCTTTCCTTGGAAGCTTGCCCTCGCCTGTAAGAAGGCGACAGTAAAGATGGTTCATGTTTCTAGTGACTGTGTGTTCTCTGGTACAAAGCCCGCGCCGGAGGAATATAGTCCGATGGACAAACTTGATGCCGACGATGATTATGGCATGTCAAAAGCCCTTGGAGAATGTTCTGAGGCTGTTGTCATTAGGACCAGTATTATTGGACCTTCTGAGATTCCTTATGGATTATTTGAGTGGTTTAGAGCACAAAAGTATGAAGTGACCGGATACAACAATCATATTTGGTCAGGTGTTACGACTCTTTTTCTGGCGCAGTTTATTGAAAAATTAATAACAAGCTCGGATCTTCTCCTGCCGGAGGAAGGCGGGCTTATTCAGTTAGCTTCTGGGCCAGTTACAAAGTTAATGCTTCTTGCACTCATAAATGACGTTTTTGACCTTAAACGGGTCATTAATGAAACTCCGGCACCAGTTGCCATCAACAGAACTTTGGTACCTAGCGTCAAACTTGCCCCAGACATTCACTCCCAATTGGTAGAGCTTAGAAATTGGATGGCGGTAAACAATGAGTAATAAATTAGTAAAAATCTATAGTGTTCACTATAATCGCCCAGAGTTTATCAGGTGGCAGATAATGTGTCTTAACAAATTTCTCAAGGATACCTTTGAGTATATCGTTATAAATAACGCCAGAGAGCAGGCAATGAGAGATCAAATAACTCTCACGGCAGACTCCCTTGAGGTGTCTGTTATTCACACTCACTCTGACACGCCTTTTCACCTTGCGGGCAAACACCACGCAGATTCTCTAAACTCCGTGTGGAAAAGCCACATGACCAAGGACAAGGGCTGTTATGTGATGTTTATGGACGGTGACTGCTTTCTGGTTGCTCCATTCTCGGTGAATGAGTACATGGCCGGAGATGTAACCTTTGGGGGCTCTAAGCAACAAAGGGACCACATTTATCACTATCTGACTCCAGTGATTGTCATGGCGAACATTGACCTTCTTCCAGAACCAGAAATAATCAACTGGGAAGGTATCGGAATAAACAATACCAGACTTGATACCGGCGGAGGTCTACACCTGTACCTGGAAAAATATCCAGAAGTAAAGGCCAAGATTAAAGCCATGCACAACACCTGGCACATCAAGCCAGAGAACAAGAACATGCACTGTCTTCCCGATAGTCTTGTGGCCGAGTACGATCCCGAGTATCACCTGGAGTTTTTTGGTAATGAGTTTCTTCACTACTGTCGGTCTAGCAATTGGGACCATCAGGCGGCGGCACATCATCAGGCAAAGTCCGATTTCGTAGGCAAGTTTATCAACAATGCAATTCAGGCAGCTTACGACAATCCTCTGCTTAGTGGCAAGTTTGGGGAAAAAGCCAAGGAACATAACTTCCAGATTCCAATCGACACATATTTTGGATGGGGGAAGTGGTCTTGAGATTCAATGATGAATGTTCGGTAATTTCCGAAAAGAAACTATTGATTTTCGGCGGGGCCGGTTCCTTGGGAAACTGTCTTGTTGACTACTATAAAGACATTGCTGAAGAAATAATTGTGGTTTCCAGGGATGAGGCAAAGCACTGGGAACTCAAAAACAAATTCAAGATATCAAATCTTAAAACCATTATATGCGATGTTCGTGACCCAAGAAGGGTCTCTCAGATTCTCAGGTCTGAAAATCCAACAAATATCATTATTGCTCAGGCGCTAAAACAGGTAGACACCTGCGAGAATCAACCTTCCGAGTCCATAGATACCAATATTTTGGGTGTTCGAAACATTATCGACGCAATAGAAGAAAACTCGTTTCGTCAAGACAACAAGATAGAAAACGTTTGTTTCGTGTCCACCGACAAGGCATGTAACCCTATCAACGTCTATGGAATGTGCAAGAGCATTTCCGAGAAGATGATTTCGGCTGTCGCCAAGAACAATACCGTAAAATACGTTACCACCAGGTATGGTAACGTTATTTCTTCCAAGGGCAGCATCGTTCCACTATTTCTTAAACAGTCTAAAGAAAATAAGTCCTTCACCGTTACTGACCCCGAGATGACCAGGTTTATGATGCTTCTGGAGGAGTCCGTCAGACTTATTGATACCGCAATGACGTATGGAAATTCTGGCAGTTTGTGGATTCCAAAGCTAGACTCATTTAATGTCATGGATCTTGCTATGTTTTTCTCTGAACGGTACAACAAGCCGGTTGAGATTGTTGGGGTAAGACCGGGAGAAAAGATTCACGAGATTTTAATGAACGAAAGCGAAGACGCCTTTAGGAAAGAGCATTTCCAAACCTTCGTTATAAATCACGGAACAGAAACAAGACGACTTGGTGCAATAGAATACTCTTCCAAGGATCACGTTATTTCCCGCGAGGAACTGAAGTCCCGAATGGAAGAATTTTTAGAAAGAGATTCATATGTCAAAAATTTTCGAAAAGGTAGTCGTTTGGGGTCATAAGCTAAGAGACGCCAGAACCTCCAATACCTTTGCCTTCATCCATGATTCTTGGTATCGCACTTTCAAGTACATGGGGTATGATGTTCTGTGGCTAGATAACGACGACGACGTTTCACAACTCTCCTTTGAGAATTGTTTGTTCTTTACAGAGGGGCAAGTTGACTCAAAAATACCCATTGTTGCTTCTGCCAAATATGTTGTTCACAACTGTAACTTGGATAAATATAGGAAGATTCTTGCAAATGTCCTTAATCTCCAAGTCTACACTCACGACTGTCTGTCCAGGGACATTAGTCCCATAGATGTCTCCCAGTATGCCTTCTATCAAAAGGAGGCAGATTTCTCTCGGGCGGACCACTGCTGCGACAATAGGACGATATATCAGCCCTGGGCAACAAACCTCTTGCCGGATGAGATCGACCTGGATAAACCCATTGCCAGCCAATATCCCCGCCAGAAGAGACTCTTTTGGATAGGAAGCATTATGGGCGGTCCCCACAGAAACGATGATAAAATCTCGGAACTTGTTATAGCATGTAAGGTAGACGGGATTCAGTTCATTCACGCAAAGCTCCAGAATGACCTCCAGCCACGGGCTATAGCCGAGTCCTGGATAGCCCCGGCAGTACAGGGTACCTGGCAGGTTGACAAGGGCTATGTGCCTTGTAGGGTCTTTAAAAACCTATCCTTCGGGAGGATGACACCAACCAATTCCTTGACGGTCAATACACTCTTTGGGGGAAAACTGCCATATTCCTCAGACGTACAAGAAATGTACAAGCTGGGCACAGCCTGGGAAAACAATCCTGACCCAAAGTTGCTCCGCGAGCTTATGCTCCTGGTGAAAGAAAAGCACACGTTCGTTAACCGGATTAACAATATTTTGAAGGTACTATAATGGAAAAATTTGGATATTTTAAACCCTCCGACCCACAGCTTCCGGGTTTGAAATTTGGAAACTGGGGTTCTAGACCTTATGAGTATTTTTGGACCGCCATGGTACACAACGTTAAGAATCAGGACATTCTTGACATTGGTACCGGATTACCCTCGGAGCACAACTGGCATGAGTTTGTCAGGGATCAACTAAAGCCCTCAAGTTATGTTGGTATAGACTTTGACGGCAGGTTAAAGGATGAGGAGATTAATGACGAACACCACAAGGTTTTGTGGATGGACGCCACCAGGCTGGAACTAGAAAGCAATTCTATTGACGTTGTTTATTCTATCTCAACTTATGAACATATAGATAATCTCCCGGCCTTCGTTTCCATTCTGGAAGAGTGTCACAGGGTTCTTCGTCCGGGTGGAAAAATGATTGTAACCCTGGATGAATATTGGGATTGGAAAAGGCAAGACTGCCTGCCGTGGAACGAGCTTGAGCGTGCTTATGTGAGGTCTGGAAAAAGATTTCAAGAACGCTCTTATGGTATGCGCGATTTCGCGAACGACATAGCACATATATTTAAACCTCTTGGTGAAGTTCCCGTCAAGAATAATGCGGATGGTTCCTTGCTCTACAGTCCGACATATAATGACTGCATTAGTTATGGTATTTTTGAGGTAGTAAAATGAAGATTCTCTTGACTGGTGGGACTGGAATGGTCGGAAAGAACATTCTAGAGCATCCGCGAGCCAAGGAACACGAAATTCATGCCCCATCTCACAAGGAGATGGATCTTTTAGATTTCAAACAAGTAACGGAAGTTATTGACAGCATCAAACCAGACCTGATTATACACACAGCAGGACTGGTAGGTGGCATTCAGGCGAACCGCAGCGCCATGTTTGATTTTATGATGGACAATATTACGATGGGGTTAAACGTTGTCCGCGCCGCAAAACAACTAAAGATTGCAAAATTAATCAATCTTGGGTCAACTTGCATGTATCCCAAGGAAGCCCCACAGCCGATGAGAGAAGAACATCTCTTTAGTGGTCCACTGGAGCCAACAAACGAAGGGTACGCAATAGCTAAGAATGCCGTTCAGCGGGCATGTCAATACGCCTCTCTTGAAAAGAACGTGCTGTATAAAACTTATATTCCATGTAACCTGTTTGGAAGATGGGATCATTATGACTTGGAAAAGAGTCATCTGTTGCCAGCAATTATTAAAAAGGTACATGAGGCAGTTAAGAAGCTGGAAACCCAACCGGAAGCTAAAATTGAAATCTGGGGCACTGGTAGTCCGCGAAGAGAGTTCATGGACGCCGCCGATCTTGCAGACTTCATCTTTTTCTCACTTGATAAATTTGAGGACGTGCCGGACGTTATAAATGTTTCTATCGGCAAAGACCTTAGCATTTCTGAGCTTTACAACAAGATAAAAAACATCATTGCAGGTGATAGTGCAAAGAAAATCAAGTTTACTCAAAATCTAAACAAGCCAGATGGCATGTATCGTAAACTCTCGGACGTGTCAAAGCAGACAAAGTTGGGTTGGGCTCCTAAAATTAGCTTTGAAGATTCGGTCAAAAGGGCTTATTCCTTTTTTATAGAAACCGAAGGAAAAAATACAAACGTGAGCGCAGTTTCAAAACCAAAAAGAAAAATAGCTCTAATAACCGGAGTTGCCGGACAGGATGGCAGTTATCTTGCCGAGTTCTTGCTTAACAACAACTATCTTGTTGTTGGAATGTTAAGGAGAAACTCACAAGCGAACCATCCGTGGTTTCGGCCAATTTTAGAACACGAACACTTTATACCCGTTAATGGCAACATGCAGGATTCAAGTTCCTTGTGGAAAATTCTTGAGGAATATAAGCCGGACGAGATTTATAATCTCGCAGCACAATCTCACGTTAGGGTGAGCTTTGATTGCCCGGAGGAGACATTTGATGTTATCGCCATGGGTACCCTTAGACTGTTGAACGCCGCCAGGATGCTGGTTCCCAACGCAAGGATCTACCAGGCGGGTTCTTCTGAGCAGTTCGGGTTTAATCCTGAGCACCCACAAAATGAGAAAACCGCCTTTATGCCTGCGAGCCCATATGCTTGCGCAAAGGTCGCCGCTCACAATATTTGTGTTAATTACCGTGAAGCCTACAAGATGTTTATTTCAGTTGGCTTGCTCCACAATCACGAGTCCCCTCGTCGCGGAGAAAACTTCGTAACAAGGAAAATAACAAAGGCAGTTGCCAATATTAAAGTTGGGACACAGAGCAAGCTTCTGCTTGGAAATCTTGATGCCAAAAGAGATTGGGGCTATGCCAAGGAATATGTTGAGTTAATGTGGAAGATGCTGCAACATCCCAGTGCAGAAGATTTTGTTATTGCCACCGGGGAAAGTCACTCTGTTCAAGAGTTTGTTGAGGCGGTTTTTCAAGAGGCCGGACTGGACTGGAAGAAGTATGTCGAATTTGATCCAACCCAAATACGTCCCCATGAGGTTACACACCTTGAGGGAAATGCCTCAAAGGCAAGGGCTCTGCTAGGGTGGGAACCAAAGGTCAAATTTAAGGACCTTGCTAACATTATGTACAATTATGATCTAATAGAAACCATAAAATTTAGACTTACCGAAGAAAGACAGCGTAAACTACTGGAAGAACTCCGGTTTGAAAAGGACGAAACAAAATGACAGGATTTGATCCAGGCCAACTTCAGGTTGAATTACCAAAAAAGAAATATAAAATCTTGACTCTGTGCGATCATCCACTTTCAACCTCGGGCGTGGGCGTGCAGGCGGGTCTTTTGTTTAATGGCCTACTGGCAACTGGCAAATATAAATTTGTTTGTCTTGGTGGTGCCCAGAAGCACTCCGACTATAAAATTATGCAACCGAACGCCGATATCATCATCAAGCCTGTTGATGGTTTTGGAACCAAGGAGCAAGTAAGGCAGCTTTTGCTTACTGAAAAGCCTGATGCCCTCTTCTTGTTTACGGACCCAAGACAGTTTATGTGGGTTTGGGAAATGGCAGACGAAATAAGACAAATTTGCCCAATCACCTACTGGCACGTTTGGGACAATGGACCATACCCAGCATTTAACAAAATTTGGTACGACTCTACAGACCTCATCAACTGTCTTGCTTGGAAAACCTACGAACTGGTTAACCCTCACTATCCACAAATCTCCCACTATATTCCACATGCGTTTCCGAAAGACGCCTACTTCCCCATGCCGGAGCAAGAGGTAAAAGCTATCTCGGTTGAGAAGTTTGGCAACAAGGCAGACTGGTTCAAGGTTCTGTGGGTAAACAGAAACGCCACAAGAAAGCTTGGCGCTGACGTTATTTCGTGCTTTAGCGATTTTCTAGACGTACTTGAGAAAAAACACGGACACCGTAAGGCGTTGCTCATCATGCACACGGACCCCTTTGACATTGAGGGGGCTAATTTAGTAGAGGTAAGTAATCTCTATAATCTTCGTGATCACGTCATGTTCTCAAATGAGAAGCTTACCCCAAAGGACATGAATCTCATGCACAACCTTTGCGATACTCTAATAAACATTGCGAAGGCAGAGGGATTTGGACTTTCGACTCTTATTCAGATGATGGTAGGAAAGCCAATCATAGCCCTTGCAACCGGAGGCATGATCAGACAAGTTATTGATCACAGAGATGGGACAGAGAATGGCGTTGCGATTCCTCCAGCCTCTCAGCAGCTTGTTGGCTCTCAGATGGTTCCGTATATCTATGAAGATTTTACGAATCACCAGCAAGTGGTAGATGCATTTATGAAGATACACAATCTTACTCCAAACGAAAAAGAATATTTCAAAAAGAAGGTGATGGATTACGTAGACTACGAGTTCAACTACCAAAAGGTCGTAGAGCAGTGGGACGTTACACTTGAAAAATGCATAAAAGACTTCAAGAAGCAAAAACCAAGAACCTGGACCTTTAAGGAGCTTCAGAATCCAAACCCAACTCCTATTACTCCAGAACAAAAAACCCAAGAGGTTTTTAATCAAAATCAAATCGTCATAGATGCAGAGGTACAGAAACTTCCAATGGACATAACTGCCTATTTGATGAAAAATGTTAAGATAACAAGGGCAACGGCAAAATGAAATCTGTTCTTCTACGCGCACCACTGCTAAGCCAAAGCGGCTATGGGGTACACTCTAGGCAAGTGGCCAGATGGTTATTTGACAGAGCCGACAACGCTAACAAGGCCAACAGCTTAGACGTAACAACAGAACTTCTGAATTGGGGTCAGACCCCATGGTATGTTGACGCCTATGCTCAAAATGAACTTATTGGCAGATGCTTCCAGGCAAGCTCAAACACCAAGGAGCTTTATGATGTCACGATTCAGTTGCAGCTTCCTAATGAGTGGTGTCCTGAACTTGGAAAATATAACGTTGGCATGACTGCCGGAGTTGAGGCCGACAGATGCAATCCGGCCTGGATTGACAACATCAATAAAATGAACCTGGTCATCGTTCCGTCCAAGTTCACAAAAGAGGTTTTTGAAAACTCTGGGAAAATCACGACACCTATTATTGTGGTGGCAGAATCTTTCTTTGATGACATTCAAAGATATGAGGAAATTAAATCCCTTGACTTTCAACCAGAAACCAAATTCAACTTTCTTGTCTTTGGTCAGGTAACCGGCGGAGATGCCACCAGCGACAGAAAAAATCTACCATTTACTCTGAAGTGGCTTTGTGAGACGTTTGCCGACAAGCCGGACGTTGGCATCATTCTGAAAACAAACATGGGCAGGTACACGGAGGCGGACAAGTATCTTTGCGCTCAGTCTCTTACCCAACTCCTGCAAAATGTAAACAAGCAGGCAAGTCCAAAGTTCTATCTTCTCCACGGGGAAATGTCCGACGAGGAGGTTGTGGGGCTCTACAAGCACCCGACCATCAAAGCCCTGGTTACCCTCACCCATGGGGAAGGATTCGGTTTGCCGATTTTGGAGGCTGCCGCATGTGGTCTTCCGGTCATCGCCTCTGGTTGGTCCGCTCACACAGAGTTCTTGAACCTGGGCAAATATATCAAAATTGAAACAAAGTTGGGTTCGGTCCCCCAGGCACGCCTGGATGGGCAAATTTGGATGCAGGGTGCCCAGTGGGGTATGCCCGATGAAACAGACTTCAAAAAGCGCGTTACTCGTTTCTATGAGGAGTCTGCCATACCCAGACAGTGGGCAAAAGACCTAAAGCAGAAACTAGCAAATTCATATAATTTTGCTTCGATTTCAAAATCGTATGACGCCGTTCTGGCAGGAGTTTTGTAAAATGCTCGTTTTTAGTCTAATTATTTTCATTGTTGTATTGTTTTTGGCACTTGTTGTCTCATGTTTTTACTTGATTCGCTTTGCCAGAATTATATTTTCGATCGAAGATCGACTTGAAAATGCCCTTGAGACACTATCGACAGTAAGCATTTCATTAGAAGACCTTTTGAAAATGAAGCTCTTTTTTGATTCAAAAGAAGTAAAATATGCTGTAGATGAAGCACTATCGACAGTAAAATTAAGTAAAGTTGCAGTGGTTCAACTTATAAATGACTTTACTCGTCTCAGTAAAGAGAAATATATAACGGTGAGGTCAGATGAAGACGAAGAAGAAGATAACGAAAATCAAAAACCCAAGAGGCTCACTGAAAGAATCGACCAAATTGACGGTTGAGCCAACGCCCGTACAGGAGACGCCAACCGAGGAACCAAAACAAGAACCGGCGGCATCGTCATCTCTGTTGCTTGAAAACGGCAGAAGAAAGATTTCTCGAAAGAAGCCTGGGTCAAAGTCTATCAATTACTTTGACGGTAATACTCAAAAGGCGATTGTGGCTTATCAGGGTGACGTAACGTATGAGGGTAAAAACAGGATTTATCTTGAGAAAATCTATCCAGCCTTTGACTCTCTTGTAGAGAACCTTATCAACGTCTATGGGTTCACGGTCATGTACGAGTCCCGTGGGGACCTCAAGAACGAATGTCTTGAGTTTCTCTATGGGGCGCTTCCAAAGTTCAACGTGGAGAAGGGCTCCAAGGCTTTCTCCTATTTCAACGTTGTCGCCAAGAACTGGCTAACGATTAAGTCAAAGCAGAACGCCAAGAAGACCCAAACTTATATTTCTATTGACAACAAAGATGCCATATCCCAACAAGACATGGAAACAATAGAGGGCTATAAAATTGCTCCAGACGGGGAAGAGATAATGTCCGGCAGGGAATTCCGTGGACAGATTTCGGCTCTCGTTAAAGAGATTGGCGGTAAAGTCAAAACAGAAAACGAGCAAAATTGTATAAGGGCTATCAAAATTCTGATAGACAACCTTGAGGAAGTTGACCTTTTGAATAAAAGAGCTATTCTTCTATATTTAAGAGAAATTACAGGACTATCCTCCAAGCAACTCTCCATCGTTCTGGCCTCACTGAAGAAACACTACAAGGAACTGAAAAAACGTGACGAATTCCAATTCTGAAAATGAAAACGATGACGACGACGAGGAAATGGGCGAAACAAATGTACCGGTCGGTACCTATGTAGCCCCACCACTTGAAGAACTTCGGGAGAAAAACGCAAAGGAACTAACGTCCTTTAATGAACTGTTGGACTCCTTGTCTTCCACAGAGGATAAACAAAAATCTCTTTGGAGACAAATTTACGAGAACTCCATTACCGACAGAATGAACGCCTACATTGTTTGGGTTGATCTTTTCCGGGATGTTCAGGGAAGACCTTCAGAACACGGCATACACGGGCAGAATCTTTCCAGGTATATGGAAAGAATGTCCAAGGCAAATGACCAGCTTTTAAAGCTCGCTGAACTTGTTGGAAACGCCAAGAAGAAAGACTCCTCAGAGATAACTGAGGACTCCCTTTATCAGGAGATGGAAAACGAATCAAAAGGGCTTAAACATTAAGCTTATTTAGATTTCTTGTCCTATGATATTTATCGAGTATTATGACAAGAATTACTACTGCCATTTCAAGGAGAACTGTTGGTGGCTCTACCCTTGGAAGACCCTCAGCCGACCTTAGGGCTTCTTCTACAACCGGGGCTATGCCCACCTTGCAGAGGGCAGTGGTGGTAGAGATTATTGATAATCCTTCCATCTTAACGGACGAACAAAAACAAACCCTCGCAAATCAGGTCAACAACCCAGAGTTCGTTGATATTTTGCCGGTTAACTCCATCCTAGCTAGGATGGTTTCTGACTCTCAGGATGCCGGTAACCCGACTTCTACTCTGTTGTTCCCTTTGTTTTCTGGATGCATTGAACTTCCCATTGTGCCCGGGGAACATGTGTGGGTCATCTATCCAGATCCAGGAAGATCCGGTACCGTCATAGGATATTGGTTGACCAAGGTCTCCGAGCAACGCACCGTGGAAGACGTTAACTACACGGTTCACGACCGTAGATTCTTTCCTCAGTACAACCCTCAGATGTTGTCAACCTCCGAGAGGTCCCAGGATCAGGAGACGACTCCCGATTTCCCAAACGGTGCGGGTACCCCGACGACCGCCACTCTTAGGGTAACGGGCTCTAATAACGAAAACCCCTACGACGGAATCATCGAAAGCAGCACCTCCATAGAAAACTTTACCTTTGAACCGGTGCCAAGGTGGAATAAACGTCCCGGTGAATTCGTAATACAGGGAAGAAATAACTCAACCATCATCCTTGGGGAAGACAGAACGGGTCCGGTTGTCCGGGCGGCAGCAGACGCCGTAGGAACCGCAGGTTCCATAGACCTGGTTGCAGGACGCGCCAGGAAGCTTCCTCCCGACGAGAACACAGACCCAGAGGAGACAGCCCCCAGGCTTATAGAAAATGCCAGAAGCAAGCTGGAGGTCAACAAGACCCCATATCTTACCGAGGGCAGGCAAGATAACCCAAGAGAGGGCGATCCTGACTTTTTGAATGACGCAGCCAGGTTGCTGGTTACTATGCAATCTGAAGTGGATAAAAACTTTGGTATCACGGACATTAGTTTCCCGGATGACACCCTGGAGCCAGTTCAGCCAAACGAAGGGACTGCCGGAACTCTTTCGAAGTCCTATGTTCTGGCCAAGGCGGATAATATCAGGATAATCGCCAGGAAAGATGATGACGTAAGTGGAACCGTTCTGATAATCCGGGAGGGTTCTGGGGAAGACGACCTGGCCTATCTGTATATCGATCCAGATGGCAAACTTCAGATTTACGCCCCCGAAATGTACCTCGGGAAGGCAACCGGGAAGGCAGAGCCCTACATCAAGTGGACCGAGTACAAGAAGTCCATTGAAAAGCTTCAGGGGCAAATTGATGCCCTTAAGGATTTTTGCGACAGCCTAACAACAACCTTGCAAACTGCCTTTGCTGCGGCCATAGCTGTGCCCTATAGCCCAATATCGGGACTTACTGGTCAAATTGCAGGACTTGTTCAGAACAAGGCGACACTAGCGACCGGAATAGGAACTAAGCCCAACGACGTATCTAGCGCGGTAGAGGACGCAAAGTCAGAGAGAATCTTTGGAGAATAACCCATGACAGCCACAAACGAACAAGAACTAGCTTCTGCCATCGACAACATCCTGAATTCAACTGGAGAATCGACCGACACGGTGGAAAAGGGCGTTGAACTCAGAAAGAAAATTGCAGCAAAACTTGCAAACGAAATAGATTCCTATGTGCAATTTCAGATAGGAGCCCGACTGAGCGCGATCCTCCGGGCATTGAACGCTGGTGACGCCTCCGGGAACCCTGTTCCGCTAACCCCAGGGCCAGAGTTTGAAAGTTTCACTAGAACCTCCTGACTTTCATATTTATTTTGGTATAAATGGCAATATCCTTCAAAGACGTGGGTGTTAGGGGTTTTCGGCAAGAAGAGGTTCTTAACCGAAACAGAACCCTCATACCAATTGGCATTAAAACCCCGGTAGAATCAGATCCCTCTGAAAATGGACTATTCCTTATGCACACGGACGTAAAGGAACAAATAGCTGATAATCTCAGAAATCTAGTCCTGACAAACTGGGGAGAAAGGCTTGGAAATTATTTCTTTGGAGCTAACTTAAGACCTATTTTGGTTGATTTCTCATCGAAAGCTGATTTTGATCAAGAGGTCATGGTTAGGATTAACACCGCAATTTCTAAGTGGATGCCGTTCATTACGCCAGTTGCCTATGATTCGTTTATAGATAATGTCAACAATCTTTATACGGGAATAGTCAAGGTGGTACTAATTTATTCTGTAGCGTCTGTTGGTATAACGAACGCAAGACTAGAAGTAACTCTCTTCGTAATCTAGGAAAATTTAAATGACAACAGACACTAGGAAACAAATAACGAAACAAATAAAGACCAGAAAATACTTAAACAAAGATTTCGCTGGCTTTAAGCAGGATTTATTTGAGTATGCAAGAGTTCACTTTCCTGATAGGATCCGGGATCTTAGCGAGCCTTCGCTTAGTGGTCTGTTCTTGGAATTTGCAGCTTACGTGGGCGACGTTCAAAGTTTCTATCTCGACCATCAGTTCCATGAACTGGACCCAAATACGTCTGTTGAACTTAGAAATATTGAGCGACACCTTCGAAATGCGGGGGTTGATGTCGTTGGCGCGTCCCCGGCTGTCGTTGACATTACGATTTCTCTAGAGGTTCCGGCAGACACTAACCAAAGTCCACCAGTACCACAGACGGCTGCCATCCCGGTTATCCAGGCAGGAACAACCTTTCCATCTAATGCAGGAACGTTCTTTGAGTTGACCGAGGACTTAGACTTCTCTGAAACGATAGATGACAATTACGTTGCAAGCATCAAAATCTCTAGCAGAGATGCCAACAACAATCCGACCGCCTTCATCATGTCCAGAAAAGGTATCGCTATCTCTGGCACGAGACAGGTAGAGTCCTTTTCTGTTGGCAATTTTGAGCCCTTCAAGAAATTTAGTCTCTCCAAGGAAAACGTAACGGAGGTTGTCTCCGTTTCTGACTCGCAGGGCAACATCTATTATCAAGTTGAATACCTTACCCAGGACACAGTATATCAGGCTTTGATAAGCCGTAACGACGACAATGAACTGGTAAAAGAAAATCTTGCTATCATTCCCGCCCCATATAGATTCATCAAGAGAACAGACCTCCAAACAAGATTGACTTCTCTTGTTTTTGGTGGCGGAGGAGCCGCAACCCTGGATGACGACATTGTGCCGGATCCAAGTGAGTTTGCCGTTCCCTTGTACGGCAAAAGAAACTTTTCCAGGTTTTCTCTTAATCCCGGCAACCTTCTCCAGACAACTACTCTTGGCGTTTTGACGCCAAACTCTACCCTATCCATAGAGTATAGATTTGGTGGTGGACTGAAGCACAATGTTGCACCTGGAGCAATCAGAGGATTGGGTAGTCTTAATATAACTTTTCCATATGGGGCAAGCTCCTCTGTGGCGGGGTTCGTCAGAAGGTCAGTTGATGCCGTGAATGAGGTTGAGGCCAGAGGAGGCGACGACGCCCCGAGCGTGGATGAACTCAAGGCCAAAATCCCTGCGGTAAGAGCCTCACAGGGACGCATTGTCACCAAGGAAGATTTGCTGGCCAGGGTTTACACAATGCCTTCTAACTTTGGCCGGGTGTACAGGGCTTCTGTTAGATCCAACCCAAACAACCCTCTGGCCACCCAGTTGTTCATTATATCTAGAAATCAACAGGGTCAGTTGTCGATCTCGCCGGACAGCCTGAAGAAGAATCTTCAGACCTACCTGAATGGCTTCAGAATGATTTCTGACGCTATCGACATATTGGACGCACAGGTAATCAATCTCAAGGTTGAGTTCTCCGTTGTGATAGACCCCTCTAAGAACAAGAAGCTGGTATTGCAAAATGTAGTTTCTAGACTTAAGCAATATTTTTCTGTCAAGCACTTTGAAATTGACCAGCCCATCATTTTGTCTGACCTACAGAATTTGATCTATAACAATAACGGCATAGTGTCAGTAACGAAAGTTTCGATTAAAAATCTATCTGGCCCAGTGAACGGCAGAACCTACAGTTCTTCCCAGTTTGACGTTGAGTCCAACACGACCAAGGGCATTGTTATCGGCCCACCTGGATCAATTTTCGAAATCAGATTCAAGAATTTTGATATTGAAGGGATTAGCGTGTAAGTCATGTTTAGAATCCTAACGTCCAGCAAGGACACATACATTACCGACAAAATAATCTTTGGTACCAGGTCCCTTAACTCAAACGTAGGTCAGGCTGCCACACTTGATTTGTTTAAGCTCTACAGCGAAACAACCTTGTCTGGTAGTGCTGCACCTGTTGAACTCTCCAGGGTTTTAATCAAGTTTGACTATTCACAACTATTGGCGCTAACCAGTTCTATTTTGGACGCCTCCGGGTCTACTTTTAATGCCTACTTGTACATGAAAAATGTCTATGGTGGGCAAACGGTTCCATCGAACTTTACCCTACAACTCAACCCTCTTGCAAAAGAATGGGACGAGGGAAGAGGATTTGACCTCCTTTATTTTAAGGATATTGATTCCACAAATTGGATCACCGCCTCAACAAATCCTGCAACTTCCTTGTGGACCGTTTCTGGGGCATCTGCAACCGGTTCCATAGGGGACGTTTGTGATTACTTTGTAAGCGGCAATATTGGTATTGGCTCTCAAAGCCTGACCGTAACCCAGTCTTTCGCTAGAGGGGATGAAGACCTGTTTGTGGACATCACGCAGCTTGTGTCTGCCTCTATTTGGGGAAATCTCCCAAATTATGGATTCAGAATAAGTTATCTTAACTCCCAGGAAACAGATCAGACGACCAGGTTTGTAAAAAGACTGGGCGGAAGAAACACCAACAACCCGACACTGCGCCCACAACTTTACGTCAAATATAATGGCAATGTCGTTGCAGACGACTCCAATCTGGCATTGTTTGATGAGTCCAACAGATTTTTCATCTACAATACCCCCAGGGGAATCTATCAGAATTTCCGTTCTGGTTCATCCATTATCTCTGGTTCTAATTCTTTGGTACTAGAGCTTATTGCTTCCAAGAGTCAAATAATCCCAATAACTTCTTGGTCTATGTCGCATTCTCAGTCCATCACCTTCTATACCAGCAGCATGTCGTACTTTAGTGCCTCCTTTAGTGGAAGCCAGTTAGCTTTTGGAAGGCTGCAACAAACAGGAGCATATTATTCTGACGTTTCCATGGCTACTTTCTCCACAGCCAGCCTCAATGCCTTTGTAAGCGCCTCTGGGTATGAACAAAGCTTTCTGCTTCTGTGGAAATCCTCGGATAGAACATATTTGTTTTCTTCTGGTGGATATGTTAAGTTCAATAAGTTCTCTGGGGATCCGTCGTCATTTGATCAAAGAAATTATGTACTTAACATTACAAACCTTGAGCAATTTTATACAAGAAAAGAAAACACCCGACTCCGCGTGTTTGTGCAGGATTGGGAATTTGATTTTGCCACACAAAGACTTCCAAAACCAGCAATATCTAGAATATTCAAAAACATGTATTGGAGATTGATCGATCCCTTCACCAAGGACATTATCGTTCCTTTTGATACGATAGGCACAAAATTGTCCTCTGATGGTCATGGTATGTTCTTTGACTTTTGGTTTAGCGACCTCGATCCAAGCAGAGTATATGAGTTTGAGTTTAAACTTGAAGAAAATGACAGAACTGACTTCTTTTTTGAGCAAGGGTTTAGATTCAAGGTAGTGAATGAATGACCGACAACAGCAACAATCTGCGGTTTAATAGACCGCCCCTGTTTACGCCAAATCTTGTTAGGGGTTTGATTGATGACTCGGCAAAGTCTTCCACTTTCACTAAGGTCATTGGAGAAGACTTAGTTGATTCTGTCGTTGGTATGTCTTCGTCCTTTAAATATGACTTGGATGAAACTGGCCTCAAATCCACGCAGCAACTTAATGTTGACTGGTCAAAGTTTGAAAATCATACATTTTTTAACAGTGCCCAAGTTAAAACGAACGTAGCCTTTGATACCATAATCAATACATTTCCCTTTGACGGAAATCAGCAAGAATATGAATTGTTTTTTGATAGATTAACTGGTTTTGAGAAATACACCTTTGATCAGTATCCAAAGTACAAGGGCTATGCTTTCTTTTCTGGCTCTAAGGGCTCTGAGGTTAATGCCGGTACTTGGATTACCGCAAAGGATGTCGCTGGCGCTCAATATCCAGATGTCTCCAAGGACCAAACTGGTCTTTCTAAATTAAATCCTGAGTCAAATTCCACCACAACCGAACTTTGGTTATACTTGCCTTCTGGATCAAACACTGGACAGACGATTTTGCATCAGCTAAGTCAGTCGTCTGGTGGTCTTGATGGGTTTGCTTTTGTTATAAGTGCAAGTTCTGATGGTAACTTCGCCCCAGTTTATTATTGCGTGGCAAGTAAGTCCATGGGACAGGTTGTGTCTTTCTCCCTCGCCAAGGGAGCGTGGAACAACGTTGCGGTTATTTGGGACAGAAATCCAAACGTAAACAAGTTGTTTGCCTATGTCAACCAATATCTGACCGGCTCATCTCCTTCGTTTGAGCTTGGGGAAACTTTCTGGAGTGGGCTAACCCTGACCGTTGGTTCTGGTTCTTCCTTTGTTGCACCCGGCTACACCCACACAGAACAAAATACGCTTTCTGGTGCCATGGACGAACTTAGGATCTGGCATACTGCCAGATCAGTAGAGGACAGAGTTTCCTACCAGGAAAAAACAGTCTTTGCTTCCTCGGACCTCAAGCTTTATTTTAAATTCAATGAGCCCTCTGGCTCCAACACCCTTCTTACCTTGGACCATAGCGGCAATTCTCTTCATGGAAAATTAAACATTGCCGGTAATGCTCTTAAGGTCAGAGAGATTGTCACGTCTTCCATTGCCGGAAATGACCCAATGGTTTGGGAGAAACTTGAACTTACTCCTATTCTATTTCCAACCCACCCATATGTGGACGACTACAGGATGGAGCTTTTGACAAGCGCCTCCTTCTTTGACGACCAAAATCCTAATCTAATCACCAAACTAATTCCAAAACACTATCTTTTGGAAGGGCAAACTGAATCTGGGCTAGAAACCGAAACCGGTCCAATAACCACCACGCTAGTATCTGGGTCGGATCCACGTTCTGCCCGCCTCGGAGGAACTCAGCTTCTTTTGTCCCTTGCTTATGTGTGGGCTAAATACTTTGATGAAATCAAACTTTTCACGCAAGCTTTCTCAAATCTTAACTGGACAGATTACGATGAGTCGGATACTGTTCCAGATCAGTTCTTGCAGTTTTTGGCAAGACAACAAGGATTTAATCTTCCTCCCTTGTTTGTTGGAAGCTCAATCGAACAGTACATTAACAGGGAAAATATCCAGGGTGATATTTCTACAAACGCCCTAAGTTTGCAATATATCCAGAATCAAATTTGGAAACGTATTTTGATCAACCTACAGGACGTTGTTAGGTCCAAGGGAACTATTCACTCTGTTAAGTCGTTTATTCGATCCGTTGGCATAGACCCAGACAACAACTTCCGCATTAGGGAATTTGGTGGCCCGACAAAGGCTCCTCTGTCCTTTGCAAGAGACAAGCGGTCAGAAATTGCCGCCATGACAAACTTTGTTTCTGGTGGATTTGCCTTTAGTCCCTATCTTTCTGCCAGCAGAATAGAGCCGGGGTTTCCTGGGACTTCCTCCCTGGCAGTGGCAACGAACGGTAATCATTTTCTTACCTCTGGCTCTTGGACCCTTGAGGGAACGTACAAGTTCCCAAGAAGCACAGTAGGGCACACTTCCCAGAGCCTTATAAGACTTATGACCACGGGAAGTACGGGTCTTGTTCTTCTTCCGTTTAACGTTGTGGCGGTTTCTGGCACCAACAGAATAACCCTATACAGCCGTCCAACAAACCTTGGGTCTGGCCCACCGGCTTTCTCCTTGATTCTTACCGGCGCAGACATCTTTGATGGAAATCAGTGGTATGTTTCTTGTGGTCGTATTAGAAGTGATGACCCGGCCATACGCTCAGATGTTTCAGCTTCCTATTTCCTCCGGGCAGCAAAGCAAAGCTTTGGAGACATAACCGAGGCATATTTCACAGAGGGATTTTACAACGAATATTCTAGCTCATCTCCAATTTGGAGCATTAGAAATAGTTTTTCAAATGCGTCTGGTTCTTATATTGCCCTAGGCTCTCAGAGTATTAATCCCCTGAGTTCGTTTGCTCTCAATTCCTTAACGGATGCCCCAGAGGAGGCCAGAGTTACTTATTTTGATGGACGGGTGGGACAGATTCGTTTCTGGTCCAAATATCTTAAGAGTGACGAATGGCAAGAGCACGTTCGGAACTTCAAATCCCTCGGCGTTTTAGAGCCGGACGTTAACTTCAACTTCGTAACAAACGCCTCAGGTTCTTGGCAGAGACTTCGGGCAGACGTGTCCATGGATCAGGTTATCACCCAGTCAAATACCCTTGGGGAAATCCAATTGTTTGACTTCTCACAAAATCTCCTACATTTTTCCGGCACTTCTTTCCCGGCCACAAAATCTGTGGTTATTCCAGAGAGATTCTTTTATAGCTATATTTCTCCCAAGTTTGATGAGGCAAGCACGGTAGACAAGGTTCGTCCCCGGTCTTTCCTGAACTATCAAAACGTTCTCTCTAGCTCATATGCCCAGGTGGCTCCACTTTATCGAGTGGAACTTTCCGAGGAGCCCACGGACAATACTAGATTTACTATAGACTTCAGCATCGTGGACGCCCTTGACCAAGATATTGTGGGAATTTTCTCTACTCTGGACATTCTGGACAACATTATTGGAAACCCAGAACTAATGTTCTCCCCCGATTATCCAAGGCTAGCTTTCCTCCGGGAGGTCTATTTCCACAGACTCACAGATAAGATAAACCTCAAAAACTTCTTTGAGTTTTACAAGTGGTTTGACACAAATATTGGAACGTTTATCGCCCAACTTATCCCAAGAAAAACAAAATATCTTGGAACCAACTTCGTAATCGAGAGCCACATGCTTGAGAGGGCAAAGCTAGAATATTACTACTCGGATATTTATCTAGGGGACAGTAATCGCCACGGGCTAAAGGATACTATTTTGTTGCAGCTTATAACGGGCGACTTTAAAAGATATTAAATCATGCGTACAGAATTCACACCCTTCGATGACTCTCAGCAAGTTATCTATATTCCTACCGACTCTGATACCGGGGGAAGCAATACCTTGGAGATCGACCCTTATCGTCAGGGCGTGGAAATCAAGACCAACCGCCAGAGGTTCTTCTCTACCCAGCCTAAAATATGGTCAGGAGACTTTGACCATATTGTGGATTTTAATGCCATTGGTCAGGCTCGGTCTTTTACTGAGTTTGAGAACTCCCCACTGTTTATGGACCTGCCAGAGTTTGACCCAGTTTCCTATATTGTCCTTGGACCAAACTACCCACTGCCCATAGTTTTCAACGATGGTCCTCAACAGGAGGAAGAGACCAGCTTTGAGCCCATTACTATTCCATTTAGAAAAAATTCCAACGAGGGTCCATTTTTTGCCCACAGGGTTGCCGGACAGATTGAGGACGGCAACAACTTCGACACAATCTTCAAGAACGCCAATCGAACCTCGCAATTTTGGGACTATGATGACCCGCCCCAGAGGAGACTGTTCTTGGATGAGGGTCAACAGGTGTGGGGTGCCCTGGACAACGGCATCACCACAGAGGGTTATTCCTTTGGCCAGGAGACGCTCCTGCGGGCTTTCGATGACACCACGATAGATGACATACCCCAGAGCCTCAGAGCCTCCAGTGACCTCCTAGGGGTTCTTTACTCGATGAAGATGAACCTTGACCAGGATCTAAGACCCTCCCGCACCAGGTCCGCCGGGGCAAATACTTTTGTTTACGGTAGGGATTCTGCCATTTACGGCACAGACTCTATTGCTTTTACAAATTTGATTAGAGGAACCTAAACAATGGCACGTACAGAAAAAAAGACCAAAATAAAGGGACTGCCCCCCAGGGTACTTCTTTCTGAAAGAGACGCCGTAACTGGGAGTTATCCCCTGGTTATCCATGGACAACTGGGTGGGTTTCCCGGTCTTGCCCCATTCAATGACACAAACACTCTTAACCTAACCCAATCCAATATTTATTATGGTCTGGGGGTGCCGACCAGTAGCATTTACATCCCGAGTCTTCTGAATCTTACAACTAGTCTTACTGGTTCTGGAAGAGTAGTGGCCGGTATTTCAGATACGTTTCTGAGCATTCCACAATACAGGGGAAGCTCTAGTTTTGTGCCCTTCAAGGACAATGATCAGTTTGCCGCTGTTGAAAAGGGTTTCTCAGATCCTTTCTGGGCAACTGGCAGCAACATAGAGGGATTTACCGCCCCGATCTGGAGCAAGAACAAAATTGAAATAGACTTTACTCCACTTACAGCTTCGTCTCTTACTGGCTCCAGAGGACAACAATCCTCTTCTTATATGGGTTATTATAATTTCAGTC